CAGCTTGAACTTGAGCAGGATGAAGAGCTTGAGCTTGATGAGCTTGCCGTTCTTTCGTGAAAGCCTATATCCCATACTGACTCTTGTGGGCGAGTAATACCAGCTTTGCCCGCCCCCATAACGCCATCAGCAATATCATCGTCGAAAGCGAATGTGCCATCTGCGCTCAGATCCGTACCGAAATTCCTAGCGCCGCCATCGGTGTAGCCTAATCGGAAATCATCATTGCCAGCATCCGAGAATGCAAAGGTTTGGTTGATCCGGCTGTTAGCACCTGGGGCCGTGGCATCGCCGGAGCTGTTGTAATTACTCGCAGCATCGTAGCTGCCATCAAAGTCACTCGATCCAAAAGTACCGTTACCCAGGCAGTTGATACAGATAACAGTACCGCCAGATTCATTGAATCCTTCACCTGAATCAATGGCGTTACAGTTATAGACGTAGCTGGTTCCTGAATCAAACTGAAAGGCGGCATCGTCACAGCCTGTGGCGATACAGTTGATGAAATAATGATTAGTACCGCCGTTCTCTCTGAAACCCTTAGAATCACCGCCAATGTTGATCGGATTGATAACTAAACAGCCTATTGCATACTGCTCGTCGCCTGTAAGCGCCGCGCAATAATAGGCCGAGCCTGAATCCTGATTAAGACTCATCACCAAGTCTTGAAGTTGGCAATTAGACTCAGCCACATCAAACATCATTTGAGCGACTGTAGTGACGAAATAAGCGGCTGATCCGTCCTGGTGGGGGTAGCCATCATGCCCTTCGCCGGAAGCAGGGCGGATAATCCTAAAATACGAAGAATTCGTAGTCGCGCCATCAATGGTAACTTCATCATCGTGAGATCCGGCGTAGCATTCTAAGACCTCAGATTGCGCGGCGCTGACTAAATCTATATCAGTTGCAGCTTCCCAGGTAGCAAGGGCTGAGTAGTCCTGTCCACCCCCGCTATCGTAGGTGCTGATATTTTCATTTGTGGCCGTGCGTCTTGATGTGGCCATTAAAGATAATCTCCTATGGCCTTATCAAAGACTAGGCCCGTTACGTCATAGGCTGGATCTGCAGAAACAATTTCAAAATCTTCGCTATCTATGAGTAAAAACGGTTGATAAAAGTCATTTTGATCTCGCGCTCTTGATTGATTCAGCGCCGGATACAGGACTTGCAAGCGTCCAAGGGGAATGCAGTACCTTCTCTTGTCGAATCTTTCGCCAGTTTCAGGATCGGTAGGTTCATAGACTTGTTGCGTAAATACTGCAAATCCGTTCTGTTCCAGGCCATCAATTTGGAGCCAGAGGAATAGTTTGCCCTCTTGAGTCCCGATGTAAGATCCTGGCTTGCGAATGGCAATAATATCGCCTATTTTCATGCGTTCATTGTCAGCGGTATCAGGCGCATTGACCATCGCCAGGGCAATTTCCATCGTCGGATAATTCGGATTCGTTACGCCCATCAGTCGTCCTTATCTATGCGATTCTGTATGGCTGTTTTCAGTTGCGCCAGGGTACGATCTGGAAGGTCCGGCATTCCGGCGATCCGCGTCTTGAGATCGCCAAGATTGGCAGCAGCAGCTACTTCCACCTTAAAATCCGTTATCCAGCCGCGCACAAGGTTGAATTCATCTTTCAGAATGTCGGAGTAAGCGGTCATAAGTTTTCGGTTACGCGGGTGAGTAATAAACAGGCCCACAGCACCGTCAGCGTCTTGCTGGTTCTCATCATCTGCCTGGGCGGGAGCGTAGGTATCAATTTCACCTTGAACGGCGTTACGCACCGTATTACCGCCAACATCAGCAAATTTGGCAAAGCCTAGCTCTCGCAATTCACGATCAATGTGCCGAACCTGAGTGCCATCGGGATAAGCTGCAGTTGTCAGGATTCCCCAATAAGTCGTATTACGCTCATCCCATTGCTGATCTGACAGGCTAATCTTGACAACTTCGCCGGACGATATTCTGTAAAGTGCTGTTGTCACGTTCCATCCCCCTTCAAAAGAAAAAGGCCGCTATGGAAGCGGCCCCAAGAGTTTCAATGTAGTTGCCTGTTTTTCTATTTTCTCAAGGGCTACCTCAAGAGCCCATTTCGTCGTATCTAAAGCACCTTTGTACTGATGTCTTTCCTCAATGGCCTTGTCCAGCTCGTCGAACAGCAGAATCAAATCGGCTTTGTCCTGATCGCCGTCAGGTATAGCTTCAACAACTGCGCGGATTCGCCGGAGCCTGTCGGCCACAGGCAGCTCGTTGGATTCCATGCGTGTGGCTTTCGGCATCCTGTACCGTCACTTTTACAATATCTTATACAGGTCTGAGATTCCCTGGAGCACTTGGAGCTAGGAAGTACCTTAATCCGAAAGTCTCGCCGTTCAAGACATACTGAGGGTCGTCGGACCATGCCACCACGCTTTCTCCGACCTCTGTTCCATCTGCAATTTTTCGGATAGCCTTACAGCCAACAAAGTAAGATCCTTCAACATTTAAAGTAATTAGCTGGCTGGTATCGGTAGTCCTGGCTACCTCAACAGGATTATCCTTATTTGGATCTGTGATCGCATTTGAGAGATAGACAACGTACTCAATGGTATCTCCGGCTGGCAGGGGATCTCCGTTGTCAATGGTGGTGACAGCATCCCAGGCCACGGTAGCTTGATTCGCCGTATGCCAAGTCTGTGCCAGGGCCACGCCCGCCAGCAATACCAAGAATAGCACCGCAAAAAGCGAAATTTTTCTTCTCATACCTCATCTCCTTCATCATGTTCATAGTAAGCGCAAATAAGGCGATTCTCGCACATTCGCCCTAGTTTAAAGCAGAGATAGGCGAAAGCGACAAACCAAACAGCCTTAATTTGCAGGGGTTGAGTTAGAAAAACCCACAATTCAGTCATTATCTAGTCCTTTGTCCCAATCGGCCAGCTCCACGGCCAAGAATACCGAATGAGATTGGATTTCGCTGAAAACCGCCGCCCATTCCAAAGCTCCCACGGCGCAATACGTCACGAGCTACGCTACCACTTGTACGGGCTCCGCCGAATTGCCTAGCACCAAAGACATTTCTGCGTGGATCTTGGCCTGGGAAGAGCATTTTCATTTGTGACGCTGGCGGTCCCTGTCTTACGCCTAGTGTCCCTGCGCGTGCTCCACGCTGTTGCTGCATCTGCTGAGAAAGAAATCCTGGTTGTCGGCCTAATCCAAGTGAAGCTGGCCCTTGTGTTTGCATTGTAGGAATACCAGATATTCCTGATGCCCCTTGACTACCTTCTTGCGCCATTCTTTCTGTCAAACCTTTCATGCGTGCTTGATGTGCTGCAAAGCGCGGATCTCCAGGTTGCGGATTATACAAACCCGTTCTGATAAGAGATCCTGGCGTAAGGCCGCGTCTTTGTAATTGTGACTGAATCCCATAAGCCATTATTTACTCCTTTTCTTCTTCTTGGTCCACGGGGGCCATCTGGTAGGCTTTGACATTCCTTTATATGCTGGTGGTGCTTCAAAGAAGCGGGGATTCGGCCCTAATTCCTCTAATGCTTTGCGAAATTCTGGATCTTCTTTTCCCCTATTCTTTTTGAAATCATATTTATTAGACCAGAAATCCGGTCCCGAAAAATCAAGCCTTGGTGTACCTTTCGGCACTTCAAATTCTGTTGGTTGTTTCGGCTTGCCTGAGATCCGGCCTAGATCCTTGGGGCTGGATATAACCTTGCCTACGTCTGGATCGTCTGCTGCCAGCATACCTGTTGCTTTCACAGAAAGAGCATTCCTGGGAGTGAGTCGCCCTATAGCCATAGAATGAGCGTATCCACGCCTTTCCTGCCTTGAGAGCGCACCTTCTTTCGGAGCTGGCGGCATTAAATCTATTGGCGGTAGCTTTTTCTTCTTAGCCATTACCCCTGTCCCTTTGCTCTGATAGCATCCCTTCTCATATTATATTGATGGAAGCTAGACGTTCTGAGTGGACGCTTCGGTTTCTTGGGCGGCTTGCGCTTGGGCTTATCATCGGGTTTGATCGGCAATGTTCGGAATTTCGGGCCGCCTTCTGGCGGCTTCTTGGGCTTCGGCTTTTTGCGCTTTGGTCCCAAAATGTCATACAACCCTGGCGATGGACGGCCAGTACGCAGAAACTCAAACATTTGTTTTGGTGTTCTTACCCTTGATTGATCTGCCATGTTTCCCCCCTATGGTTCCATCTCTGCTGCTTCTGATGCCGAGAATCCAGCGGCAATCAGTTTGTCCCGCCGTGCTTGCTTGGCCTTGTCCCTGGCTGATCCTACAAAACCTTTACCTTTACCCTTGTCCGGCGGCTTCGCAGCTTCAGCTTCCGCTGTTCCCAAAACCTTCTTCTTCTTGCCAAAACCAAGAAATGCTAACTTCTCGCCTGCAGGCGCAGCTCTCGCACCACGCAATTTCGCTGCAGCCTTGCCAACACGCTTGGCCCTGTCTTGTAGTCGAATAGCCATATCACCACCCCCTATGCCCAAATTTTCGCCATTCAATATACTTTCCACCATCTAACTCGCGTAGCTTCTTCAACCACGCTGGTAATCTCTTTAATTGATTCAAATAACGCCAATCACAACCGCAACTCGTGCATACATTAAACCCTGAAATACCAAACGGCTCCCAAAGAAAGCCGCATACAGTACATTTCAATACTACTGGCCGTAAGGCCGCTTCACCATTATCACTCATCCGGTAACGTATCCAAGGGATTCATCAAATGCCGTGGTACAAAATATGCCGAACCACGCCCGTAATCCTGCAAAAACTCCGGCTTCATTCCATCTACCGCACGCAACCAGCCCACAATCGTATATTCCGGCGATCTGCCCACCACCAAAACAAAAACATGCGCCGGATTGTCAGTATCTCGCAAAATTAACCGATAATGATCTTCTCGCGCCCAACGTACCTGATGCCTGTCAACATCAAACCCACTACGAAACGTATTCACAGTCGCCTTCCAAACCACTCCGCGCCAAACCGCAAAAGCTAACTCCGCGCCAGCTCCCTCTATATGATTCACCCACTCGTCCAAATCATCCAACAAAGCCGGAACATGCTGCAACCCCCTTGCCATTGCTTCTATGTTCCTACGAACACCAACTTGAGCAGCCCAATAAAGCTGCTTCCATGTCAGCAACACTCGCTCCATCGCCCTAGTGTGCCGAAGCCAATATCTAATGCAACAAAAATTTTTAAAAAAAATTTCGGAAGAGCCGCGACAAGAGCCCCATTTTCAAATTTTTAAATAAACTACACGGTGGGGTATTATATATACGGGCTTGGCCGTTGGCCAAGCACCCCCTGCCGTGCCCCCTTGCTATGCCTACCGCTACAGCTCACGCCGCCGCGCCGCGCCACGCTCCACGCTCACAAAATAAGGACCGCAAGATATATGATCCGGCGGTCAATAGGGGCAAGCTCTGCTGTGGTGGTGGTGGATTGATCTTGCATGGTGGTGGTATGGGCCAGGATGAGCCCATACCTTATACAGAATGCCACATAATAGCAGTAAAACATCATTGGTTGTGAAGCGGCTTACTTCACAGATGGACGGCCTTATCTAATAGGTAAGCAAGGTAAGCGGGTTTTGAGTATTTGGGATTAAAGTGTACCTTTACACGTTTTTTTGTTGACAAACCCGTTTTGAGTCTTTATTATCAGTATTAGATTAGTAGTACGTTACTATTAATCAATGATCCAAACCCTAATACCTTAATGAAAGGAAAGGCGTTATGAAAACAGCACGGTCAAGGTTTTACAGTGAAATGCGGCTTGCGCGTGTCTTGCATGAAATGGAATTAATAGACGCGGCTTGCCATTGGGATCAACCGTCTATTATCTGCAATCAGAGTCAACTCAAAGCCCGCGTGTTATGGCGTGAATTAATGAGCAAAGCAAACCGTCTGGAATGGAATTTGTTTTAAAACCTATTAATGAAAGGGGTTCTCATTATGAAACGCTCACAAATCAAATCTAATCGACATCACCACCAAGCCACCACCAAAACGGCCCGCAAAGTAGAGCTCAAAGAGCTTGCACGGGCTTTTAACTCAAAACGCATAGCATAGAAGGGGTATTAATATGAGTCGAAAATACGGTTCAATCAGTGATGTTATAGACGCTTTTGCCAATGGCAAAGAACGGCCAGAAACCAATTCAAGCGGGTCTGTTTATCAAGAGTGGCACGCGAATTATGATGTTTTGTTTTCCTATGGAAACCACTTTCCAATGGCAATTAGAATCAAAAACAAAAACATAGCGCCGATTGGCACAGTTATTTTCAATGGTGATCGGTATTCAGTAACTACAAGCTCACATCAGAGTGGCACGCAAAGAGCTTTGAGTGGTCAAAGTGTTATCACCACTTCTATAAGTGCATTGCAATCGGCCACAAATGAGCGCGGCTTGCGGGCTTTGCTTAATAATGTGAAGCTCATTGATTTTGAGGATGAGCAAAGCGGCCATAATGAGCCCATAGCGCAAGGCGCTACCACTGTCAATTATATAGATGAGGAAGAAACGGTCCGAATTGTATGGGTTCCGCGTGCTTTCAAATCATGGCATTCAGATGAGTGGTATTGCACGCAAAAGGAAGAAACGCGCAAAACGGGCCGCAAGGTTTTGAATTACTGGCATAAGCCAGGGGCTTGTGTTTTTAGGCAAAAAGCTACCACGCGCAAAACCACGCATTATATATGGAAACCACGCGTAACAGTAGAAACGCGCTATCATGGCACATATACAAGGGATGAGCAATTGCCCGTCTATGAATATACAAGCCAATACCGTTATTTTCTTTGTTCAATGGATGAGCGTGAATACTTTGTTGCTGAATTGCCGCGGGCTTGCAAGAGTGTCGAAGCGGCTTTTGAGATGTTAAAGCCGTTAAAGGTACGCAAGGCGGAAAAAAGCGGCATTAATGTCAAGCGTCAAGGTGAGTGGTTTTTCCTACCTCATATACCAGCGGGCAAGGAAGCGCGGGCAATGTATAAGGCAATGGAATTCCCTTTTGACTTGCCGCGGCCCCAATGGGGAAACCTTCACAGAGTCACAAGGGGCTTCACAAAGCGAAATCGGCACTATGTAAGCGGGCAAGTAAGACACCCTGAACATGCTACCACCAAATTATCGCTTGCCAGTGATCCGGTTATATTTGAAGCCGTCAAGAATACAGAAAAAGCTAGTTGGACCATTGGCGGCGGTATTGATTAGAAACCTGCAGGGGCCGTGCCGCGGCCCCTGTTTTTTTGTGGTCAATACTAACTGAAGGGGAAAAGCGTGAAGTGTCCTAATTGTAAGCATGAAATCAAAGAATACTATCGAGTGGCGTTTTATTGGAAAGGCAAACTCAAAACGCTATGGCTTGAAAAGGGGAAAGCATGAAAACACGGCTTCAGCACTATTTACACCCTTTACACCTATGGGCTTTTTGTGGTGGCCGTTTTAAGCCCGTTTTTAGCGCCTATGAGCTCATAATATGGCGGCACGGTATAAGACCACTCATAAAAGGAAAGGGGAAGCAATGCACAAATTAAATCAATGGGGTTCAAGGGATGAGCTCCACGCCGATATAGTTGTTGACGGCGAAATTTGGTGCATAGGTCCAAATAACTACTGTCAATTGATTTGTAAGGTGTCGCTGTTTTGGGAAGTGCATTTTTATACTGATAAAAGCGGCATTACAAGCCGAGTGGCACGCTGGTTTGTTAGAAACGCGGCCAGTGATGAGCAATAAAATATAAGGCGGTCCAAACCAATGGCGGCGGCTTGCGCTTGCGCTGCAGGAAGGGGAGTCTATGTCGTGGAAAGAGTATCAGAATAGAAGCATGAGAAAAGGTAGGGTCAAGATCACCGTGTTCAGAAAATACAGGGTCGAGATCAATCTAAACAAAGTGATCTTCATAACTTGCCTAGTTTGGTATTTCATTTAAAGAAAGGGGTAAAATCATGGATGAGAAGAAAAAAAGAAAGAGAAAACCAAGAGTGATTCATGTTAGTGGCAAACGCTGGTTTCAGCGGTCCTATGGCAATACCTATCACTCCTATAAAATTTGGATTGATGGTGAGCTGGTTCATTACATGCCCCATGCCTATGGCTATGGGGATCAATACCTAGACAATGCCTGGAGATGGCTGGCAGAGAATAACATGCTATGGGGCCAGCCAGAGCGATACAACTATGGCGGCATGGAAGCGCCACGTTTTTACTGTGAGCGCAAGAATATCCAATTTGCCTATGATGTATCAGATGTTGAAAGGGAAAAAGACCTTTAACAGAAAGGGGCAATTATGTTTGGCAATGATTTGAAAGAAGAGGATTTCACGGACCGGACCGATGCAACATTTGAAATAGCATTGTATGAGTACGGGCTTGTGAGAAATCCAAAAACAGGTGAAACAGCGTTTTGTATCAATACTACCGATGATTTCAAGGAAGATTATGAGTATGAAATTGTCACAATGGAAATCTCAGCGCGTGAGATACAGGAAGCACTTGAAGAGATTTCAGATGGATATTTTGACTTTATTGGAAGTGACAGGAAAACAGAGCTCAAAAACATTGATAACGAATATCTAACTCACCATATTCGAGCGATGAATATGTATAACGGCTGGTTTGATCCAAGGTATTAACCAGCGAAGGGAGCGCGAAATGCTAACAGTCAACCAAGCGAAAGAATTGAGACACGGCACAACTCTTTACCATGTAACAAATCGGAATGCAGATGGCACGCCACAAAGATGGCGTGTCAATGGCAAGGTGAAAACCTGGAAACGCTCACCGGACCGCATAGAAATCCCAATAAAGCACGGGCTCTATGCCTTTGACCATTTAACTGAACGTGAGCTTGACTTGGTTTGCCTAACTGAAGAGGAAGCAATGAAAGGGGCTCACAATGGGTAAAGCGCAAGAATTAATAGAGAAGATTGAGAAGCTACAAGCTGAGAGCGCGGAGACAATGCGCCAGCTCAAGAGAAGCCTTGCGATTCGTGAGCTCTGGCCTGAAGTGGTCTTTCCATGCTCTTCACGGATCGAAGGCTCACCAAGCAAGGGATTTTTCTTTGTCATTACTTCCAAGACAGGCGAAACCAAGCAATTTGATTTGAATGAAATACCTGAACCAATAGCAGAGCGTGAAGATATTCAAAAACAGCTCCGCCATTGCAAAAGGTGGAAAGGGGCGCGGTAATGGCTGAAACATCAAGGAAAGCGGTAGGCTATGAGGAATACTTTACCCAAAAGACTTGCAAGTGCGGCGTGAAGATCACCTGTTTCTATCGAAATGCCGTTGATGCTCAAGGTGAGCTTGCATGGCCTGCAGATCATAGCTTGGAAGTAGCCAGCCAATGTCATGGCTTTGAGTGGAATGGCCATTTCAGAAGCGGCTCACGCTGGCCCAATTGGGCTTACTGTAACCATTGCTCACGGCGACATGATTTGACCAAGTTTAAAGCCGTGGAAAGGGGCGTGTAATGAAGAGAGAACAATATCAAAAAGCAAAAAGCTGGTGTTATTGCGGGCATCAAGGTGATGGACCTGAGAGTGCTCATGGTGGATTCAATGGGCATGGAGCCTGCAATGCAATCAATTGTGAATGTGAGCAATTCACCTGGAAGGGATTCACCAAATATTATCAAAGACTGATCGACCAAGAGAAAGGCCACAAGATATTTCACGATAATGCTCCGCAAGCAATGACGGGCGTGATCCGCGCCTTGGAGCTGGCCATTGATCGGCTTGAGGTAAATGATGGTGAAGGTGAAGAGCAAGCCTATATCGGCGTAATGCAGGAAGCCATAAGAGCCTGTCTTGCAGTTGAGGAAGCTCATTTGATTGATCCTGAAGATGAGCTCAACCAGCTACAACCAACTGAAACTATTTATGTATGAAAGGGGCAAACATGGAAAAGCCAAAAATAGATCAGATTAGAATCAAGGTCCAATTAGATGATGATCCTGATGCAAGCTACCTGGGCGAATACACAAATGATTATCCTGGGCATTATGAGCTGCAGCGCGGAAGCGCCTTTGATCGGAAGCCAGGAAGGAATGAGCTCAGATACTTTGTGCCAATGAATAGTGTTGAGGATCATCGCAAGGGTCTAAGCAGACTAGGCTATTCTCGCTCTCAGGCTGAAGATATGGCCCGCGAGTATTGCCGCCAGGACTACAAGCGAATGGAAGCTCTCAATGAGGGAGAATGGGCTTTTATGGGTATTACGGCGGAAGCCAGGGTTAGCTATGCCGCTGGCCCCAATGGGCATAGGCGGCTTGAGTGGTTGACAAGCAGCGGCTTGTGGGGAATCGAAAGCGACTCAGATGATGAGCATATTTCTGGCATAGCCAAATGTGAGCTCTCTCAGCTCCAGCATCATTTAATTGCTTTCAATGTCGATACGAGTGATTTTGATGAGCTGGCCAAGGAAGCTCTTCAAGTAGCAGATTGGGATTTTTAGGGGATAGCCAGGTATCGGCAAGGGTGAGATCGTGGCTTGTGCGGCGTTTTAGCGCGTAGGAAAATACCACACATGCCCGTTTCACCCTGTTTCTAGGCTTTTCTAGGGGCAATGCTCTTATAAGAGCCTACAGACAGGGTGAACATAAAACGGAGTGCTCTGCACTCAGAAAGGACGGATATGAAACCAAAACAGGAAACAGTTGTGCGCCTTGCCTTCAGCCTTGAGGAAGCAAGAGCTCTTGACTTTGGCATAGCTGGCACTCTTGAATCTGAGAAGATGCTAGGGGCCATTTACAATAGTCAAGACAAGCTCATAGGACAGGCCAGGAAAGGGGCAATGCGGCTGCGTCAGGCCATAACCAGAGCTCTTGATCCTGCATACCAGCGTGAACACAAAGATGAATATGTGGCGCGTATGCAGGCACTCAGCGAACCAAGAGCTGAGAACACATGGAAGCCGTGGAGTGATGAAGAGAAAGCATACTTGCTCGAATCAGATGAGCACTTGATCGACATCGCTCTTAGCCTTGGCCGGACGTTTCGCGGAGTAAAGGAAATGCGAAAGAAACTCGCACGGCGGCAAAAGAAAAGATAGGGTCAAGTCAGCCGCCAGAAAGGAACCAAGATGAGCGATTGGACACCAACATGGACCACGAAGCCAGAAATGGCAACTGTGATTAGCCTGTTTCTCTATGATCGTGGAGCTGCAGGCGGCACAGATGATGAGCTGGAAGAAGTGTATCATTGGGCAGAGGAAACCAGGATGAATCAATACTTGCTGGATCATTGCTTGCAAGGCATGTTGATTCCTACCGTCAAAGACGGTGAGCTGGCTTTTAGGATCACACCAAAAGGCGAAGCCCTGGCCCGTGAAGCTCTTGGCATGATTGAAGAGTCAGGAGTGATACGGCCCGCTGGCAGAAAGGATAAGGGTAATGGCAACGGCAACGGGAACGGGAACGGGAACGGATCAAAGTAAAGAAGCCTATTGTCCGGCTTGCAAATACTTTGGCTATGACTGTAATCCTGATAAAGAGGATTACGGGAAACCTTGTGATGCTTATGAGGAAGCAGAGAAAGGAGCATGGATATGGCTGTAAAGAATGGAAGAGTGACATCATTGCGGCTGCCGGAAGTTTATCTCCGCTGGCTGGATCGTTATCAAGCTCCAATTGGGCTGCAGATCAGAGAAGATTTGGCTGCGCTGATATTCCTGTCTGATCCTTGCTTAACGGAGCTCAATAACTATTTCACCGTGGCCGAAGCCTGCTATATCACCGAAGCCCTGGCTGCTAGTGACTATATGGCGCTGGCCAATGAAGGGATCGGCGGAGCCCTGATGCCATTGCATGAGGTAGCTTACCATGAGCTTGGCCAAGCTGAAGAGCGCCATCTGCATCAGCGATGGAAAGTTGACATCGCAAAATTCATTGAGAAGATTGACGCTATCGGCATTGGCCCGCTTCATGCTTTTCAGCTCTATCACATGGCACGCATGGCCGCTACCCATACCGGAAAGCCCTTGAAGGAATTCCAGGCAGAGGTAGCTAGAATCTTTAAAACAAAGGAGTGAACATGGTATTCATAACACCACCACCAGAGCCCAACTATCCTGACATATTTAGGATCAGTTGTTTCAAATGCGGCAATCATCATGGCTTCATCAAAGAAGTCCACCACGGCGGTAGCGTGCTATTTGCCTGCAATGACTGTGAAGCCAGAGAGCTACATCATCCAAACCCAAAGAAGAAAGGAGCGTAATTATGTATGGGCCAGAAAGAGAAGCAAAAGGTCACATTAAACATTTGGCAGACTATCTTGAATTTACCTTTCCAAAAGATGATATGCCGCCTGCCCTGTCACGGTTTAATCTCCACACCGCCCTAAACTTGATTGATGCCTTGATACAGTATATCAAGGATTGCGGCGGGCGGTTTGATGGAATGGATTACGGGCAGGACTTCCTAGATGAATTCAGAGAGAATAAAAGGGCTAGAAAATGTGTGGATTGCTCGAAGCGAATAAAGAAGGGTACTGGCAGAGGTCATGGCGGCCACATTTGCTCTGATTGCTATGAAATCAGAGTAGATTACTGGAAGAAAGAGAAAGGAGTAGCTTGATGATATGCCCTGAATGTTTAGAAGAAACAAGACATTATGTTTGGCCGAAGCACGAATCAACCAGCGGCAAGACAGAAGATTTAGATTGCTGCGAAAATACTGATTGCCGCTGGACGCGCCGAACAGATCGAGAAACCAGGAAAGTCATTGAAGAGCTTACAGGCAAAGAAAAGCAAGAGAGAATCTATGCCGACATGGACGCAAGAGCCGCAAAGCGCCTGGGTATCGAAGTCCATGATGGATATGACTTGGGCTATCTAGGCAAGAAAGGGCTAGAAGAGAGCAAGATTATCCATGCGTTTTGGGGCGGGATAGAAACCGCTGTGTGCGCTACTAGCGAAAAGCTCTTGATGGCCAAGGCCCACCTAATCGCTGAAAAATGCGACAAGCAAGAAACACTTGAGAAAATCAACTGCAAGCGATGTCTGGAAATGTTGAGCTAAAAGAAAAGAGCCCCCTAGAAGCAGCTAGGGGGCTCTCCCACCAAGAGAGAAAATTAGAGACACCGCAAGAGAACGGCGTTCTACTACCTATCAGGATATACTAGAGAGTTTCCAAGTCAACATGATTTTCCTCTTCCTTGATTAACCCCCACTTGATAACTTCACTCCTGGGTATCTTAAACGATGTGCGCTTGCCAGTTCTGCGTGCTGTGCTGATGAGCCTAGCCTTAATCAGATCATGCACATATCGCTTAGAATACCCAATGAGCTTGGAGAATTCGGTAACACTAAACCATTGTTGGTCACTCATACCTTCAGCTCGTCTGGAAGTTCATGCCAAAAGAATCGACAAAGAGCTCTCCATGCTCCAGCAAATTTCCAGCGGCGGAACGGCCTTATAAAGCGGCCCGTCCTGTAATACTCGTATATAACGTGATGATAGCGAGATGGCATACGATCTATTATGAGCTCTATGGTGATCCAGTTGCACCATGTATCTGAGGGAACAGGCGTGCGCCTACTAACTTGTACTATTGGTCCGGTGAGATCGCGGCTGATATAACGGACTTCCAAGCCGATCTCCTTTAGTGTGTACCACCACGATATAGCTTCATGTGCCGATCCGAATTTTCTCACCCTTGGCCTGTGTATCAAGGAAGATCAGTCTATTTCAACATAAAAATAAGTGTACTTATCCATGCAAATAGTGTAGTGTGTAGGAGCTCTACAGAAAGGGGGTGACAAGGAATGCCAGCTCGAAGCGAGAAGATCAGAGAATCTGATCCAACTATTACTGTCGGCGGCAAACCACTAGACAATCATCTTGAGAAAGAAGAAAGGAACGAGCTGGAAGAATCACGAAAGCAAGAAGTAGGAACCAAAACCAAAACCAGGAAGAAGATTAGACCAAAAGTGAAATTTGAAGATGATCCGCGCAGAGTATCTAAGCGGGTCAGGAGACTAAGTGACTTTGAAATCCGAAAGGAGTACGGCGTGAAAGAAAAACCATTCTCAAGTCTTACCAAAAATGTGTTCTATTGTATCTTTAATGCAGGAGAAACCCTTATCAATTCCAGGGACGTTTCTAAATTACTAGACAGACCACTACCTGATGTAAGCTCTTGCCTATCAATGATCTATAAGAAACTCAAAGACGATGGAATGATCTATCGAAAAAAGGTGGGCTTGGCCTATCAATACTGCATGACCAATGAAGGGTTAGCAATGGGTTTCCAAGAGCTCTATATCAAATACTTCCCTGGTCCTGGCGGCGTTAGGAAGAAAGCCCCTGCTTCACCACCACC